CCAGTAAACCCATTCGATTTATGGAAGGGTGCTGACTTCAAACTTAAGATCACCAAGGTTGCAGGTTTCTGGAACTACGACAAATCTGAGTTCGATACTCCTTCTGTACTTGGAGACCTTGATGACAAGGAACTTGAAAGTATTTGGAAGCAAGAACACAGTCTCGCTGCATTTACTGCTGATGATCAGTTCAAGTCTTATGACGAACTTAAGGAACGTTTGGAGAGAACTCTCAAAGGTAATTACTCTGCTAATGTAGAGGAAGAACAGTTTGAAGAGGAAACAACTCCAGAACCTATAGCCGTTAAAGACAGTGTAGTTCAAGGTGGTAACCACAGAACTGCAGCTGCATCTACGGAAGATGACACACTATCTTACTTCGCTAAACTAGCACAAGAAGATTAGTTACATATAAACTAAAAGACCCCTTAGGGGGTCTTTTTTTGTGGATATAATTTTGCTATCCTTTCTTTTCTCTCTTTCTCTCTCTCTTCTTTTAACTTTTTTTTGTCATCAAACCAATTCACTGGCCACTTATTGTTTTTAAGTGCAGCGTTAAATAATTCTTTCTTAGGTAATTTTAGTTTCACATCTTTATACCATATGCACTGTTTGCCACAGTAACTAAACCACCCTTTCTAACTCTTCGTTTATATACCTCAGCAAATTGCTCAATAATACTAGGTCTTACAACTGTTATTTTTTCTTTCTTTGAGTTCAATTGTTCTTCATATTGATAGTTTGTTATTGATACTGTTGGGTTGGCAGTAACAGTAGTAGTTCCATTATAATAACTTATAGAATAATTTTGAGGTACAACTTTACCTGCAGGTACAATTATATTGTTACCTTGTTTTACCTCTGTAGTTACATAATGCTTAGTAGCTTGTGGATTATCATACTTTGCTTCTACGTATTCTGATAGTTGTCTTGTTGAACGTGGCCACTGCTCATAATAATTAACAATATCATTTGCGACAAAAATTGTCCATGCTAGGAAAGGATTTTTATATATTCTATTAGCTATAACTTCTGGTTTCTCTCCATTGTTTACAATCATTTCGTCAAAGATAGTAATAGAGTTTTTAAATTCTGATACTATCTCAGATCTTCTCCAAAGATTTTTAGCTGACAAAAGTTTAACATCAACAGGAGATGTTTGAACGTTGTAATATACGTCTGGTAGTGATTTGAATAACATGATTATAAGTACTTGTTTGTCATAAAATCTGCTCTGGTTAGTGCAGTTAGTTCATTGAACTTGAGTCTTACAGTAACTAAAGGTATAGTACCATCAAACACTGTACTAAACTGACCCATTGGTGTAGTATTCACACCCATAGCAGTTAAAGCACATAATTTTGTTTGTGGCATCATTGGATGTGGTCGGTCTGTGCCTGGCTCATATTTTTCACCAACTGCATTACCAGGCGTAAATCTAGGTTCAAGTCTCCAAACATCTGGAAAACCTAGTAATACACCAGATCCACCACCATCAACATTTTTTGATACTGGATGCATACCCATCTTGAACCAAGTTAGGATCTCTTGTATCTGTTTAGATTCTGTATCACTTCTTGCTGCTAATTCAAATGTAAATTCAAATGATCTAAACTCCATCTTTTTGAAGAATTGAATAGCATTTTCATTAGGTGCTAAACCTGCCATACCAACTATGTTAGTTGGATCTAGTATATTACTGTTGACTCCAAATAAGTCACCTGCTTTTGCTACACCATCTTTTGCACCTTCGGTTATAAATGCAGTAGCTTCGTTGGCATTACCTAAATTTTTAATAGCTAAGTTTGATATTCCACCAAGTGCACCACCAGCTCCCAATACCATGGCAGCTCTTTGGGGATCATCAGCAGCTAATGCCATAGTGCCTAACTTAAATGTATTGTTCCAGTTTGCACCGTAGTCATACTGAAATTCATTTGGCATTGCTAAATTGCAATAGTTTTTTTCATAACCTTGATCATGAAAATTTTTTACGTCTTTTTTCTTATCTAATAGTTCTTGTAATGTAGTGGTAGTCTTTTCACTTCCCCATCCATTGTTTACTTCAAACTCTTCGTTCAATAAATCTTCTTTAGTTCTGGTATCTTCCCAGTTTCTTGCAGTAGAACCTTGTGGTTTATGACTTTCTCTTGTCTCTGACTTAAATTTAGCTAAAGCTTTATCTTCTGACAGTGCCAAATATTCATTTCCACCAGTCTTATCACCGTAAGCAAACTGTGCTGTATCGGCAACTCCGTCAGTTATATTCTTTAACAACCCACTATTTTGAAGTGCTCCTTGCACATCATTCTGTTGAGAAGCAACATTTGCCATCCCTTCATCATATGAATACTTGTAAATACGCAAGAAAGAAGCAAAAGGAACGCCAGCAATTCCAGCTGGATAACTGTAACTTTTACCTTCGCTCTTTGTATTAGTACCTATTTCTGTCTGGGACGTAGTTGCCATTATTTGTACTTACGATGAAATTTATCGAGGGGTAACTGACTCAATAACTGTATATCTTGTTCTCCAACCTCAAAGAAAATACTGTCTGCATTCTTTGGAATATAATAATGTAGGCTAGAATTGGGATACTTATCATTATTTATAGCAGATAAGCGAGCTTTAGCATTAAGATAATGTAGATTCGCTCCAAGGTATATATCATTCTTTTTTTCGAGTAATTTTATTAGTGGGAACTCATCCCATTCTCCTAGCTGATCTTTGAATTTAGGATCATATTCAAAGTAATACCATTTATCAATGTCAGGTGTGTTTGTAGCATCGTCAAGTAACATTTCCATGACGGTGTTTCTTAATGTAGGTTTACTTATACTCCTACCCTTCAAACCTTTCATCCATGCATCAAACTTTGAGCTCTCGCTCTGTGATGATTTTGAACTCCCAGAGTCTGTCTCTACAGAACTCTTCTGCTGCATCCCATTTTGCTCTGTTGGTGGCATAGGTCATAACCTCCGAGATATACTTTTTGGTGTGTCGTTTTTGAGGTTTAGGTTCAATAACCTGTTTTTTAGGTTTAACCTCAACTAAGTATGTTTTTATTTGCCCGTTTGCTTCTTTTACTTTCATATAAAAATCAGGAAAATACCTTCTCCATTTCTTTGCTACGGGATCTTTATATGGAATGATATGCTCTTCACTTGACCATTCAATGACATGTCTATTAGAATCACAGTAATCCATGAACTTCTTCTCCCACAAAGAACGGTATATTACCCCTGTAGGATCACCTTTATACTTGCGATAGTTCTTTACTCTGTATTTTCCCTTATATGCCATACTAAATAAATATATCACTCATAATGAGTATTTATGGGATCACCTAAAATATCAGTCGATACGTATATAAAACAAATAGTAGGAAAAGGTATATCTGCTTCCAATCTATTCGAGTTTGCTATACAACCTACACAGGTCATGCAAGAATTCTGGGCAGACAATGGTAGAGCTTACCCTTGGTATGGCAATACTGGCAACCAGATAGATGCAGGTATCTATAGAATGAACTTACTATGCCAAGACATACAAATTCCTGGCACTAGTTTTAATGTTATGGATTTGAAAATGCCTAAGAAAGGGTTGACTCAGAAGATGGCAACTGCTAGAATGTATAATGAGCTTGATGTATCTTTTATATGTGATCTTAACTCATCACCTATATCATTCTTTAAATTATGGCAAGACATGATTATAGGTATACAACCAACCAAGATGAAACAAAATCCTGGTTTATATAATCCTGACACATATGCTGATAAACAAGAACACTTAGCGTATGCTCAAAGATATTATAATGATTATACTTGCGATCTTACTATAACTAAACTTGAAAAGTTTGGTGTAGAAAAGAAAACAACGCCTGGTGTTGATGGTGCTGACCCAGTATCTGAAAGACCTGAAGAATATAATAAATCATTCAAGGTAAGACTTGGAAGAGCATATCCATATTCTTTTAACACTGTTCCTTATTCAGCTGGTGCAGCAGAAACTGTGAAATGTAACGTTGCATTCCACTATGAATATCAACAATTTGTATTTAAACCCTAATTATGCCCTTACCTGATATTGTTACACCAACGCATGAGTTGGTGGTGCCCTCTACTAAAAAGAAAATTAAATATCGTCCCTTCCTTGTTAAAGAGCAGAAGATATTAATTATTGCAATGGAATCACAGGATGAGGTACAAATCCTAGATGCCATAAAAAATATTTTAAAAAACTGTATTATTACTAGAGTTAAGATAGATGATCTTGCTTTATTTGATATTGAGTATTTGTTTCTACAGATACGTGCAAGATCAATTAGTGAAGAACTTAAGTTAAAAGTTACTTGCCCTGATGATGGTGAGACGCAGGTTGATGTCTCATTCTTGGCAAATGAAGTAAAGGTACAGTTCCCAGAAGGTCATGAGAAGATAATCAAACTAGGTAATGATATAACTTTAGAGATGAGATATCCAAACCTAGAATATTTTTCTACGGTAAATTTTGCAGGTGATAATATTGATCCATATGATTTGGTAGCTAAATGTATTAAGAGAGTATATATTGGTGAAGAGGACTCTGGAACATTTACATTTAAAGAAGCAAGGGAATGGATAGAGACTTTAACCGCATCACAGTTTGATAAAATCCAAGAATTTTTCAATACTATGCCTTCATTGAAGCATGTTTTAAAGATTAGAAATCCTAAAACAAAGGTTGAGAATGAGATAGTAATAGAGGGTCTAGTCAGTTTTTTCGGATAGCCCTCTTTGACGAGGGCTTGATGACCTTCTATCAAACCAATTTTTCTCTCGTTCAACATCATAAATATAGCTTGAGCGATATTATGGATATGATTCCTTGGGAGAGGGAAGTCTATGTGAACTTATTAGCGTCTCACCTACAAAAGGAAAGAGAACGAATAGAAGAACAACGTCGTCGTAACTAATGGCTGAAAACCTCACTATAGACAGTAGTTCACTGGTAAAAAGTTCCAACATGTTTTCTGAAAGCATGGTGGCATTTCTTGATACTGAAATGGAATATATCCAGTATTTAAGAGAAAGA